AGCGCCCTTTCTCTCCCCAAAACAATCCACAAGGGAGGCGGCAGCGTGGCTCAGCAGCAGCGAGTGACCGGCTGGCGAATTGTTACCGCCGACACCGATCAGGAACCGCAGTTGTGCCCGGATTGCCTGCACGTCACCGTATTCACGTTCGAGGTGTATTTGCTGACCGGTGAGGGCTGCGGGCCGTTGGGCAGGCTCACGAGCTGCGCTCACTGCGGACCGTACGGGGAGGCGAACCCGTGACCGAGGGCGACCGCTTTAACGGCATCATCGCGGCGATTGGCCGTGAACTGGGAATAGATCCAATCGAGATGATTAGCTTTCACGCCGAAAACGGTGTCATTAAGGTCAAAACAATTGGGCCGAATTTCGCGCGCCACGAGAATTACGTGACTCACGTTATCCGAGCATCGCTAGTCGGTCAGGGGAAACAAGATGGCCGACCGTGACGCCGAACAGGACGGCGAGTTGGCCCTACTGGGCGAGCTGTTCGCCGGACTCTGGCCCGCTGCTGCCGCCGGTGACCCGTCGAGCGTGAATGCGGCGCTGCGGGTACTGGAGCGCCGCAGCAAGTTGCTCGGACAGAACGCCACGAGCAAGCAGAACACCGAAAGTGAGCCTGTTGACGATCTCACAGCTCGACGCGCCACGCGGCGTGGCACTACCGCGAATTAGCTCGATCCCGCCGAGCGTGGGCAGCTCCGGTGAGGACGCATGCGACCTGGCGGCGATTGCCGGACTGGTGTTGGACGACTGGCAACAGCACGTACTGACCGCCGGATTCGGCGAACGGGCCGACGGAACGTGGGCGGCGTTCGAGGTGGCGCTGATCGTGCCGCGCCAAAACGGCAAGGGCGTCGTGTTGGAAGCGGTCGAGCTGGCCGGACTTTTCCTGTTCGGCGAAAAGTTGATTCTACACAGCGCGCACGAATTCAAAACGGCGCGCGAGGGATTCAATCGGGTTCTGTCGACTATCGAGAATTGCGACTACCTCCGCAAACGCGTTGCGAGAGTACGCACTTCGCACGGCGAGGAAGGTATCGAGCTCAAAAACGGCTCGCAGTTGCGGTTCATCGCACGCTCGACCGGATCCGGACGCGGCTTCACCGGTGACCGGGTCATCCTTGATGAGGCGTACGCGTTGACCCCGGAAGGCATGGCCGCGTTACTGCCGACGATGTCGGCCCGGCCGAACCCGCAAATTTGGTACGCGTCAACGGCCGGGCTACCCGGCAGCGTGCAGCTCGGTCGGATCCGGGAACGTGGTCACGCGCGGGCCGCACGGCTCTGCTACTTGGAATGGTCGGCCGCCGACCGGGCCGATATGGACGACCCCGCGGTATGGGCGATTGCGAACCCGGCGCTCGGCATCCGGATATCGCACGAGTTTGTCGAAAATGAGCGCGGCATCCTTGACGATGCTGCTTTCGCTCGGGAACACCTCGGGATCTGGGACGACCCGCGCAGTGGTGCAGTGATCGATCCCGACGACTGGGCCAAGCTCGCCGACCGGCGCAGCACCGCACTCGATCCCATCTCGTTCGCGCTTGACGTGAGCAACGACCGCAAGCTGGCCAGCATTGCCATCGCCGGTAAGCGCGCCGATGGACTCGTTCATATCGAGGTGATCGAGAACCGCAAGGGTACGAGCTGGTGCGTCGACCGGCTCAGCGAGCTGGTCACGAAACACAACTCGTACGGCGTGATCGTTGACGCCGGGGGTGGCGCGGCAGCACTTGTCCCCGCGCTGACCGATGCGGGGGTGCCGGTCCGGATGACCAGCGCCCGCGAATACGCACAGGCCTGCGGCCGATTCTTCGACGCCGTTGCCGCGAAACGCCTGCGGCATCTCGACTCGCCGCTGTTGAACGTGAGCGTCAATCAGGCCCGACAGCGCCGCCTCGGCGACGCGTGGGCCTGGCAGCGCCGGGACACCGACAACGACATTACGCCGATTGTCTCGGTAACCCTTGCGCTGCACGGGATTGACGTTGTCGAGCCACCACCGAAACAACGATCCGGGAAGGTTTGGTGAGATCGAGTGCTCAGCGACAGTGCTGTTGTCGACCTCGCCGCCGGTGAGCTGTTGCCGCTGTTCTGGAAGGAACGTGCACGGCTGGACCGGTTGGACCTGTGGTGTCGGTGGACGCAGGAGGACGCCCGGATGCCGCGCGCCGCAACGGCGGAGCTGCGGCGGCTCGTGCAGCTCGCCAAGACGCCGTGGCTCGGACTGGTCGTCACGACCACGGCGCAATGCATGTACGTCGATGGCTACCGCTCCCCCGATAACCCCGGTGAGTCAACCCCGTGGGAAATCTGGGAGGCCAACGACTTCGACACTCGCCAGATCGCCGTGCACCGGGCCGCACTGCAGTACGGCACCGCGTATGTCACGGTGCTACCGGGGGTGGACTCCAGTGGTAATAAAAGGTCCGTCATGCGCGGGATCTCACCGCGGAAGATGCTGGCCACTTACGCCGATCCGGCCGAGGACGATTGGCCGTTGTACGCGATCCGCGTTGACCGGACCGGCGAGGGTTATTCGATTCGGGTCATTGATGAGACGCACATCTATTACCTCGCTACCGAGGGGCCGGATCGCAACAGTGCACCGACGTTCATTCAAAGCAAGGTGCATGGCAGCGGCGTGACCCCGGTTGTGCGGTACGCCAACCTTGACCTTGAGGGCCGCGCCGTCGGCGACGTCGAGCCGTACATTTCCGTTGCGCAGCGGATCAACAAAACGAGCCTCGATCGGCTACTGGTGCAGCACTTCGGTAGCTGGAAGGTCCGCACGATTGCCGGGCTGGCCTCGCCGGACGATGAGGAGCTGGTCAACCGGCAAAAGTTGCGGCTGCGCCAAGATGACATGCTGGTCGCCGAGGATCCGGATACGAAATTCGGCACGCTGGACGAGACGCCGCTGGACGGGTTCATTGCCGCGTGGGAAAGCGATATCGAGGCGCTGGCCGCCGTTGCGCAGGTCCCGTCGCACAACCTCACCGGCAAAATGGTGAACCTGTCCGCCGAGGCACTGGCCGCCGCCCGCGCGTCACTGAGTCAAAAGGTGACCGAATGGCAAAAGGTGCTCGGCAAGGCGCACGATCAGTCGCTACGACTGGCAGCCGGGCAGGAAGGCGACACGGTCGCCGCCAACGACTACAGCGCGCACGTGACCTGGCAGGACATGGAAATCCGCAGCATGTCGCAGGCCGTCGACGCGCTCGGTAAGGCCGCGCAAATGCTGGGCGTCCCCGAGCAGGCGCTGTGGCAGCGGATCCCCGGCGTGACCCGGACCGACGTCGAGGAATGGGAGCGGTTGCGCAAGGAAGGCGACTCACTCGGGCAGTTGACGTCAATCCTTGACCGGCAGGCCGGTATCGGTCCGGTCGGCATCGTCAACGGCGGCGTTGGTGGCAGCGCCAGCGCCTAGTGCGCCGCTACTGCTCGCCGAGGGCTACCGCCGCAACGGCCTCACTCTTCGGGCCGCCTACATGCGGGACATGGTCGCGCTGTTCGCCTTGCTGCGCAGCGATTCCGACGGCGTCGACACGGACACCGTGACGGCGTGGCTGCGGCTTGCAGGGGTCCTGTTGCGCCGCTATCGCGGGCTCGACGCGACGCTGGCACAGCAGTACATGCAACGCGCCCGACTGGTCGAGCTGGGCGAACCGGGGCCGATCGTCGGGCCGAGCGCGATGCCGGACGAACAGATCGCGCGGACGTTCCTGCATACCGGGCCGGACACGATCGAACGCAAGTTGCACACCGGCAGCACGTCGACGCAGGCCCGTGCGGCGGCACTCACGTCGACATTGTCGGCCGGTTCGCGGCTCGTGCTGGACGCCGGGCGGGACGTTGTTGATCTGACCGTCAGGGCCGACGACGCGGCGCTCGGTTGGATGCGGGTTACCGACGGCGACCCGTGCGCGTTCTGCGCGATGCTCGCCGGTCGCGGTGCGGTTTACAAGGAACGCGGCAACGCGGGCGCGGACGACGTACCGGTACCCGAGGCCGAGCAGCTCGTGCCGGGCGGGATCGGGTTCACGACGAGCTGGCACAACGGCTGTGGCTGCCAAGTAGTGCCGGTGTTCACCCGGAACCCGCAACGACCGGCGACAAGCGTTGCGGCCGAAAACCTCTGGAAGGCCGCTACGACCGGACTACCGAACGCCGAGCGGTTCAACGCCTACCGACGGGCGATCGAGGGCCGGACCGTCGAGGGCGATCCGCTGTACGGCCGCGAATACGACCGGCTCGCCTCCGCGAGCTGACCCCAACTTACCGACGGGTTCTCATACCCGTTGCGGCACAACAGTTTCCAACAACCCCGAAAGGGCGGTTCCGCATGACCGACCAACCGAACGAGCCGACCGAGGGCGACCCGGCGGGCACTGCGCCTGTCGACCCGCCGAGTGACGACGTCGAGGCACTGAAAAAGAGACTGACGCAGGCCGAGGAAACGGCGCGCAAGGCTGATGCCGCCGCCAAGCAGAACGCCGCCGCGGCTCGCAAGCTCGCGCAAATGGAAGACGCGAGCAAGACCGAGCAGCAGCGTGCAGCTGACGCCCAACGGGCCGCCGAGGAACGAGCGAGTAAGGCAGAGGGCGAGTTGCTACGGCTACGCATTGCGGCCGAACACAACCTCTCCCCGGCCGACGCCCGCCGGTTGATCGGCACCACTGAGGACGAGTTGCGCACTGACGCAGCGGCCTACGCCGAGGAACACAAGCGTCCGACGGCCACTACCGCACCCGTTGTCGCCGGTCGACGTCCGACCGAGCAACTCCGGGGCGGCGCTGACCCCGAGGAGCCGGTCGAGGAAATGGATCCCGACAAGCTCGCGGCGCAGATCACCGCTACGCACTAAACCCGTTGCGAGACAAGCCATGTCAGCGCGGCGGCGACTCACGAGAAATGAGGTTTTGACATGGCAAATACCTTCCTGACCGCGCCGCAGATCGCTGCCGCCGCGCTCGGGCTACTGCGTCGGGACATTGTGCTACCGGCGACCGTCTACCGGAATGTTGAGCGCGACTTCACCACTGGCGCAGGCGCAACCGTCAACATCCGGAAGCCCGCAACCGCCGTTGCGCGTACCTACACCGACACCCTCCGCACGGCGGGCACGCCGATCACGGTCGATGACCTGACCGAGACGCTCGTGCCCGTCGTGATGGACACGCACCTCTACAGCGCCGTTGCATGCACGGACGAACAGCTCACCCTGTCCATTGCGAACTTTGGCGCGCAAGTGCTTGAGCCGCAGACGGTCGTGGTCGCCGAGTCCAGTGAGAACGTCCTGGCAACAAAGATGAACGGGCTGGCCTCGCAGCTCACAATCAAGCTCGACGGGACCGATGCGCACACGCAGATCATCAACGCGCGCAAGCTGCTCAACAAGGCCAGCGTCCCCGCCGGTGACCGCTTCCTTGCGGTCTCCCCCGAGGTCGAGGCAACGCTACTCGCCGACCCCGATCGGCGACTGGTCACCTACGACGGCGGCGGTCCGACCGGCCAGAACGCGCTGCGCGACGCGATCGTTGGTCGGCTGTACGGCTTTACCGTCGTCACGTCCAACGCACTCACGGCCGGTACTGCGGTGGCCTATCACCGCGATGCGTTCGCGTTCGTGATGCGGGCACCGGCAGTGCCGGACGGCGCGCCGTTCGGTCGCAGTGTGGCCGATCGCGGTATCGCGATGCGGTGGATTCGGGACTATGACTCGGGCTTCCTGCGGGACCGGTCGATCGTCTCGACGTTCACCGGCGCAACCGTTCTGGACGCCGTGCGCGCCGTCAAGCTCACCACGTCGGCGACGTAAGTCATGAGCGGCACGCTGCCAATCGTTGACGATTTGATGCCGCTATTCCTGGCGCGCATTGGCGTTGACGATTTGGCCGGTGCCGAGCTGGCCCGCGCCGAGGCCGCACTGACCGACGCGCGGGAACTGGTGACGGCTGCGGCCGGAACGGCATTGTCCGATCCGCCGCAGCCGGTCACCATCACCATCACGTTGACCGCAGCGCGCCGGGCCTATCTCAACCCAACCGGTGCCGAAAGCGAAACCGTCGGGCCGTACAGCGTCCGCTACAGCGAGGATTCGGTTAACGGGGTCTACCTCACCGACGCCGAGCTGCGGGCGCTGCACGGGCTCGCCGGACCCCGCGGTCTGTGGATTCAACCCACCTACCGCGACGAACCCGACGGCACGTTTTGGGTGTACGACCAGGACGGCGACAACGGCGGCGACCCGATCGCCTTTGAGACGATTGACGAGCGGGAGCCGTCGCCGTGATCTGGCCGTACCCCGAACCGATCACCTTGCTGCGCACCACGATTGACAGCGTTGACGAGTACGGCAATGACGTGCTGGTCGAACAGACGGAAGAGATCGCGGGTTGCATCGTCTGGCCGAGTGATCTGAACGCCAGCGGTTCCAACGAAAGCGAGCAGGCGCAGGACCTCGTCATCTCCGGGTACACGGTGCTTGCGCCACCCGGTACCGGGATCCGGCCGACTGACCGCGTGCAGCTCGCCGATGGCCTGACCTACGAGGTGATAGGCGAGCCGGGTCAGTGGCGGTCCGCGTTCACCAACCGACAGCCGGGCGTTCAGGTGGCGCTACGGCGGATCACCGGATGACGTGATGGGCAAATTTAAGGCGAACTATCGCGGCATCGGTCAAATGCTCAAAACACACCCGACCGTGATCGGCGGTGTCGTCCGTGAGGCCGGTCGAATCGCCACCGTCGCAACGGTGACCGCACCGCGGCGAAGCGGGCACTACGCCGAGAGCTTCGAAGTTTCGGTGAAGCGTCGCAAGGATCGCACGATCGCGAAAGTCACCAATACCGACGACGCCGCACTGTCGATTGAGTTTGGTACCAGCGACACCCCGGCGCATTACACCCTGACCAGCGCGCTCGTGCACCGCGGGGGCAAGTAATGCCGCAGCTTGTCGAGCCGTACTACGTCGACGTGGAACGGCTACTCGTCTCGTGGCTGTCCCAAATCATTACGGCGCGACTGTGCACCGATCTCCCGTCAAACCTGGCCACCGTGTTGCCGGTCGTGCAGGTGGCACGGGTCGGCGGGGCCGACGACGTCACCCCGATTGACCGGCCGCTGGTCGATATCGACTGCTACGCAGCGGGTCGAGTCGCGGCATACGACCTCGCGCAGCAAGTCCGGGATGCATTGCGTTTCGAGCTTCCCGGCCTCACGTGGTCGGGCGCATACGTCGCTCGGGTGGACACGCTCAGCGGTCCGATGTGGCGGCCCTACGACAACACAACGTTGCGCCGATTCGGTGCGTCGTACCAGCTCACAACACAGAAGGGCGTAAACCCATGAGCGGCAACGCTGCGCAGGTTCTCGCCGGTATCGCGGGCGGCGGCACCGGTTCCTCACTCGCCTATTTCGCACCCTTCGGGACGGCGGCCCCGGCCGACGCGAAAACCGCTCTGGCGGTGCCGTATCTGGACGCCGGGTGGATTACCGAGGACGGTCTCTCGGCGCAGGTTGCCGAGTCATCGACCGACATCCCCGCCTTCGGTACGTTCTCGCCGGTCCGGACCATCGTCACCGAAAGCAAGCAGACGTTCGACATTGCGTTCCTTGAGTCGAACCCGGTGTCCCTGGCCGTCTATCACCGGCTCGATCTTGACGGCATCACGGTTGATGACACGGACGGCTCGTTCGATTTCAAGACCGGCGGTTCGGCATCGGTACCGATGGTGGCCGTGTTCGAGCTGGTCGACGGTGACAACCATGTTCGCGCCGTTTGCGAGCACGTCGAGGTCACCGACCGCGGCGATCTCAACATCCGCAGCGGCGAGGCCGTCACATACCCGGTCACCCTGACCGCGTTCCCGGACGTGAACGGCGTGTCCGTGCATTGGTATTACGAGCTGGCTGCGTTGGTGGTCACGCCGTGACCACACAGCAGGAACGCTATGACCAGCCGATCATCGACAACCCGCAACCGCGACTCACGATCCGGCAACCGGCCGACCGGTTGCGTGCCGAGGCGCAGGTCGACCAAAGCCATCCCGTCGAGGTGTCGCTCGGCGAGTACATGGTGACGGTGATTCCATTGCGCAAGTGGCGATCCAGCGCGATCAGGGCACTGCGGTCGGGCGACTACGACACGTGGGCAAGTAAGTCACTGACCCCCGATAGCTGGACGTTGTGGCAGCAGATTGACCCGACACTGGACGATATCGAGGCACTGTTTGCGGACTGGCAGCAGAAGACCGGTCAATCGACCCCGGAATCGTTCGCCTCGCCGCACTGATCGATCAGTGCGGCGAGGCGATCGAGGCCGATCTTGGATACCGGGGCATCGACCTTCGGGACCTGTGGCGCGGCGATCTGACATGGCGGCGACTCGCCGTGTTGATCGCCGCGCTTCCGGCTGAGAGCGCTACGAAAACGGCGATCCGGGACTCACTCAGTCCGAGCCAGCTCGCCCGCGCACCCAAGCGCGTCGGATACGGTCCGTGGTCGAACGCCGAGTTGTTGCTGGCCGTCGTCGCCGACCGGCTCGCGCTGCTGTTGTGGCAGAACGGCGCGGATCGGAACCGGCCGAAACCGCCGCCGATCCCGAGGCCGGGAACTACCGCGCCGCAACGGGTTGTGACCCCACGCGGCGTCGCCTATCTGGCGGACATGCGCGCACGACGTAACCGAGAGCTCGGGAGGTGAGCTAGTGGCGATCACCGTTGGATCGGTAGAGGTTGACGTCGTCCCGAATGCACGCCGTTTCGTGCAGACGATGCGCCGCGACATCATGCCCGAAGCCGACAAGCTCGGTAAGGAGATCGGCCGCAAGCTGGGCGACTCGGTCAGCAGTGGCATCACTGACAGTGTTGACATCGATGTTCGGCTTGACGCGGCAACCGCCGCCGCCGAACTGGCCACCATCAACGCCGCTGTTGATCGGCTCGACGGCCGGGACGTTGATATCGATATTGACGTCGATAAACACGGGGGTGCCTCGGCGGCGTTGTCCAGTATTCGGGCCACGCACCTTGCCATTGGCGGTCTCGTCGTCGCGATGATCCCGCTTGCCGGGCTCGCCGTCGGTGCGTTTGCCGCAATTGCTGCCGGGGCAACAGTGGCACTCGGCGCGATCGGCGTTCTCGTGCTGGCCTTTCAGGGGATCGGCGACGCCGTCAAGGCGACGTCCAAAGCTCAGGAGAATGCTGCCAAGGATGCCGAGGCGGCGGCACAAAGGCAGCTCGCCGCAACCCGCGCCGTTGCGCAGGCGAACCGGTCGCTGGTCGAGGCGCAGCGGGCGCAGCGCGACGCGGCCGCCAACAATGCCACTGCGGCGGCTCGTGCGGCCGCTGGGGTGGCCAGCGCAACGGCGGCCTACACCCGTGCCGTTCGTGACCTTTCAGGCGCTCAGCGGAGCGCACAACAGGCTCAGCAGGATCTGACACAGGCCCGGCTGGACGAGCGCCGGGCGCTGTTCGACATTGAACAGCAGATGGCCCACACCGCCGTTGATGAACGGCAGGCGCGACTGGACCTCTCGCTTGCGGCGGTCAATCTGCAGAACACCCTGGCCGACCCGACGTCAACCGAGGCGCAGCGGCGGCAGGCACAACTGGACTACGACCAGGCCACACTGCGGCTCGAGGATTTGACCCAACAACAAAGCGATCTGGCCGCCGAGAAGACGAAGGCGGACAAGGCCGGGGTCGACGGCTCCGAACAGGTCAAGGACGCGATTCAGGGCGTTGTCGACGCCAATCAACGGGTGATCGACGCGCAGGCCGCCGTCGGGCAGTCCGCCGCCGACGTTGCGCAATCGCAAGTTGACGCCGCGAAACTGGTCGCCGACGCACAGCAACAGGTCATCGACGCACAACTCGGCGTTGTCGACGCCCACCGCGCCGTCGCCGATGCGAACGCCGATGCCGCCAAGTCAATGAACGAGGTGTCCGCCTCGGCGCAGGCCGCGCAGACGGCAATGGAAAAGCTCAGCCCGGCCGGGCGTACGTTCGCCACGTTCGTTTCCACGACGTTGATCCCGGCGTTTCACGATCTGGTCGACGCCGCTCAGGCCGGGTTCCTGCCCGGTCTGCAAACGGCGTTAACGGCGCTGCTGCCGGTACTCCCGGCGCTGTCCGGCTTTGTCGGGACGCTCGGCACCGCACTCGGCAACGTGGTCGTGTTGGTCGCGCAGGCCTTTGCATCGCCGGAATGGCAACGATTCTTCGACTACATCGGCAGTATCGCGGGACCGGCAACCGAAGGTTTCGCCACGGTCTTGCTCAACCTTGCGCAGGCGTTCGCCTCGCTGGTCGTCGCGTTCGCGCCGGTCACGGAACAGCTCGGCGGCGGACTGGTCACCTTGACGACGCGGCTCGCCGAGTTCGCGGCCGGGCTCGGCAGCAACCCGCAGTTCCAGCAATTCCTGACATGGCTACAGGAGAACGGGCCGACGGTCGCACAGCAGATCGGCAATATTGCGCTGGCGCTGCTTGACCTGGTTGTGGCCGCCGCCCCGCTCGGGCTCGCGCTGATCGGCGCACTGTCCGGCATCGCCACGGCAATACAGGGGATTCCGACGCCGGTGCTCACCGTGCTGGTTGGGGTGATCGGTGCAGTCGTCGCGGCGCTGTGGTTTGTCGTGAACGTCGTCGCACCGCTGATATCCGTGTTCGGAGGCCTGGCCGGGATCGGCACCGCGATTGCCGCCGTATTCAGCGCCATCGGCACCGCGATCGGTTGGATCGGTACGCTGCTCGGCGGTCTGATGACAGCGTTCGAGGTGATCGGCGGTGCCATCGCAGCTCTCGCAGCGATTATCGGCCTCCCGATCGAGGTCGTGATCGTGATCATCGCCGCGATCATCGCCGCGATCGTGCTGCTGATCGTCTACTGGGACGAGGTCAAGGCCGCCGCCGGTAAGGCGTGGGATTGGATCGTTGAACGGGCAAAGGCGGCGTTGAGCTGGCTCAGCACCAATTGGCGCAAAATTCTCGACGTAATTATCTGGCCATTTGAGCAGGCGATGCGGTATCTGACGCAATGGTTCGCGGCGTTGCTGACCGGGATACAAAACGCCTACAACGGAATCGTCGCCTGGTTCAGCGGGCTCGTGCGCTGGCTCGTCGGACTGCCAAACCAGGTCTACCAGTCATTCCTGCATTTCTGGGATGGACTGCAGGAAGGGTTCCGGGCCGCGCTGAACCAAATCATCGCGTGGTGGAACGGACTGGACTTCACCGTTCCGGAGATCATCATCGCCGGACACAAGATCGGTGGTTTCACGCTCGGACTTCCCGACATTCCCTACTTTGCCAACGGCGGCATTGTCGACCGGCCGACCCTCGGCGTCCTCGGCGAGGCCGGACCGGAAGCCGTGATCCCGCTGTCACAGCTCAACATCCCCGGAATCGGTGCGGGAGCAGCCAATCAGCAGGCACCGCAAGTGCGGGTGTTTATTGGCGATACCGAGCTGACCGACATTGTACGAACCGAGGTTGTCGCCTTCGATGACAATCAGGCCCGACAGATCGTTTATGGGCGGCGGGCATGAGCGATATCACCGTAATGCCGGACCCCTACAACAGTCGGGTAACCATTGATTGCGTCTGGACCGGTCCGGCCGAACCGGTCGCGCTGAGCCGGTACGACCCCGATCTGGAATGGCGTTACGTCCGCCAGGGCAACCCGCTCACCTTCACCGCCGGGGCGGTAACCGTTGACGATTTCGAATGTCCCCTTGACGTTGGCGTCAAGTACGCGATGCGCTCCGAAACCAGCGCCATCACCTACAGCGAGGCGACATTACTACTCTCGCAGGGACTTTCGTGGATCAAGCACCCCTACGACCCGAGTCGCAACGTGCGGATCTACCCGACCGAGGCCCCGAACATGACTCGTACCGCACCGGTTGGCCTGTTCCCGATTCTGGGACGCTCAACCCCGGTCGCCGTCACCACGGCCCGCGGTGCCGACGTCGGCACACTCAAGTTCGCTACGGCCAGCAGCACCGAAAACGATGCGATCCGCCACCTTCTGTCCGACGGCGGGATTGTGCAGCTCGCGTTCCCGTCCGGCTATGGGGTGCGCGCGCTCTGGGCGGCGTGCAGTGAGCTGGTCGAGAACCGGCTCACGCACTACGCAATTGAGCCGTCACGGATCTGGGAGCTGAGCTTCACCGCGGTTGAGAGGCCGGACTAGTGCAGCCGGTGACGCCGCGTTTCCTTTCGGCGCTGCGCAACAGCCATCGTGTCGTGGTGCAGGTTGACGCCTACCTTGATGGCGACCCGGTCGGCCAGCAACTGCCGATCGTCGGCGGCAGCGTCACGATCGACCGGATTAGCGGGGTCCGGCGGCAACTCACCGTGCAGATCCCCGACATTGCCATCCTGCCAACGCTCGGCGCGCAGCTCACCCCGTACGGGATCGAGCTGGTTGTGCAACGCGGCATCGACTACGGCGACGGTGTGACCGAGCTGGTGCCGCTCGGCACGTTCCGGCTCGACGTCGGCACCACGACGCAGGCCAGCCCGACCGGCTACACCGGACCGGACCGGGCCAAGGCGCTCATCGATGCACGCTTCACCGGACCGCGTCAGGCCAGCGCCATTGACGCCGTCGCAATGATCGAGGCCCTTGCCGTCGAGGTGCTGCCGGACGTCGTGGTCACCAACGTTGACGTGACCAATCCCGAGGACGACTCGACCACCCTTCCCGTTATCCCGCAAGTGATCTGGGACCGGGAACGGTGGGACGCCATGACCTCGCTGGCGGCCTCACTCGGCGCTGAGCTGTACTTTTCGGCGTCCGGCGAGCTGTTGGTGGCGCGCACCCCCTCGATCACCAATCCCCCGGTGTGGACGGTCGATCAGGGTGCACACGGGGTACTGATCGACTTCACTCGCGAGCTCTCACGTGAGGACACCTTTAACGGCGTCGTCGCGTCCGGCGAGCGGGCCGACGGCATGTACCCGGCGCGGGCCGTGGCACTGGACGACGATCCGGACAGTCCGACCCGCTGGGGCGGACCGTTCGGACAGGTGACGTACTTCTTCGAAAGTCCGTTGATTCACACCCCGAACGGCGCGGCCCGTGTCGCCGAGGCGCTGCTCTCGGACAAGGTCGCACTGTCCCGCTCGGTCCGGCTCACCTGTGTGCCGAACCCCGCGCTCGACGTCGGCGACGTGATCGCCGTGCGGATGCCGAACGGTGTTGACGAACGCCACCTGATCGACCGGTTGACGATCCCGCTGGACGCCACGTCGCCGATGCAAATCGACACCCGCACCCCGAGCGCGGCGATCGTGATCGTTGACCCCGCACCGCCGCTGCCGGACATTGACGTTCCGCCGCCGTACGTCCCGCCGGTACTGCCACCGATCGACCTCCCAAAGCCGGTCCCGCCGCCAAAACTCCCAAAGCCACCCGGCGGTCCGCACGGTCCCTACATCCCCGGCAAGCCGCCACCCCCCGGCGGTCCGCCGACCGACCCGCTACGGCCGGACGGGATCCCGGTGATCCCGCCGGTTGGCGGTACCGACCCGAACAAGCCGGTGCAGGCCACGGGAACGTTCGTGCTGGAAGGTACCGCGCTGCAGGCGTTCCGGCATCACGGCGTCGCACTCCCGCAACACGTCTGGGGCCCCGGCGGCAACAGCTATGCCTACGTGGCGCTTGAGCCGTGGGGTTGGGCCGGTGCGCCGTATCACAGCAACGTCCGGTACACCGTCAACGTACACACCGGCGACGATCGCGGGTTGACGTTCGCGGTTCGGGTTCGCGGGGATGACAACTATGCCGACGGGTACTGGAAGGTCGTTCACTCGGCATTCTTCCCGGAGGGGTACTACGACCTGACGCGGCAGGAATTTACCGAGCCGTCCGGCAGCCTGTTCGTTGATCGGTTCGGCATCTATGACGACATCATCACCACTGGCACAACGGAATCGTGGGCACCGGCCCCGCGTCATGGGTCGATGGGGTTCGGGGTGCATCGCACCGACCGCAATGACATTACGAACGCGTTGTGCCGGTTCACCGTGTACGACCTTGACGAGTCCGCGACTGACAAACCCGCCAAGCTGTACATCGTCGGCGGGGACAGCCGGAACCTGACCACCCCGCTCAACAGCACCACGCTCGACCTCGGTACCGAACCCTTTGGCGGTAACCCGTGGAACGTCGGCCTCACCCTGGCCGCCGACGTAACCGCGTCATCGCTATGGATCAAAGTGTGGACCGGACCCGGCCAGACGGGGACGCTGCTCGGTACATGGACGCAGACACTCAACGTGTCGGGCGGGGCGCACGTCGGTTACGACCCGCAGTTCTGGCAGTGGGTCGAATTCCCGCATCACTACGCACAGAAGGTTTCCGGACCCACCAACAACGGCGGCGAGGGCTACCTCGGCATTGACACGTTCGGCAGCGAGTACGCCGGGGACGACGCAACCGGCGTCAATGCCACGACCGGCGCACTGATCAAAACGACCGCCGCACCCGGCGATCACGAATGGTCCTATGCCACTCGAATTCGCGGTGTCGGTTTCGAAATCGGCGGCGGGTACTGGAAGCCGACCGCCGTCACGGAAACCATCGACACGACCAACCCCTCCCCCGTGGTCGACGGCGTCACCCTGCACGAGCCGGATCCCCGCGGACCGAGCTGGCTCGACGCGATCGGCATCTTTGACAGCGCACGGGACGGCGGCAGCGCCCACAACACCCACCGTCCCAACAGTCGGATTGACCTACCGCCACAAGATTGGTGGGTTCGCCGCGGGTGGTACGTCGTCTACTCGAACGGCGATCTGGCACCGTCACCGGGGTTCCCGGAGGAAGGTCCGATCGCACCCGCCTCCGATGTCATCTTCGATCCCGAACAACGCGGCGAGGACGCCCAGCTCATCTATGTCAGCGGCAGCGGCGAACCGGTATGGGGGATCGGCGCGAGCTATGAAAACAAGTACATCAATTCGGACGGGGACCCGATCCCCGTCCGAGATAGCGGCGGCGTCGGTTACGGTTACCCCCGCGGTGGACAGATCAATTACGGCAACTGGGCGACCATCTTGGACGTCGCGCTCGGCGGCGATGCCAGCGCTTCCTTTGATAAGACGAGCGTCACCATGCCATTGGTGGCACACGGCGAAACGGTGCCGCTCGTCCTGGCCCCGCCGCAGCAGAAGAATCCGGTTGGCGGGATTAAGCCCGGCGATTCCGGCGATGAGCTGTTTTTCCTGCCGTACAAGCCGATCCGGACCAAACCTGAAGCCGTTGTGCAGCTCAATTACCACGTGGCCAAGTCGACGACCTACATCGTAAATTACGAGGACGGAAGCTTGACCGTGCTGCCATCGATGGGCGGCAAGGAAGGCGACGTCGTCACGATCGTCTACTACCACGATCCCGCACCGATCGTTATCGACCCGATCCCGAGTAACCCGCAGCCGGTCGTGATCCCGCCGTGAGGTCCATCGATGTTGTCGCGCAACGACTCCCGACCGCGGTAGGTGTTCGAACCGCCACGGTCGGGCCGGTCACCGATCCGGATCCCGGTCACTGCACCATCACCCTGGCCGGGTCAACGCTCGTGGGCGTCCCGCACCTGCAGAGCTATGCGCCGGTAGAGGGTCACGTCGTCCTGGCCGCGCAGTACGGCGATCAGCTCATCGTCCTGGGGCGGCCGGGGGTCTATGACGGCGGCGGCGGCGGCGGAGGTGGCGACGTCGGCCCGCAAGGTCCCCCCGGCCCGGCCGGACCGCCGGGCCCAACCGGCCCGGCAGGCGCTGCCGGTAGCACCGGTGCAACGGGAGCTGTTGGACCGGCGGGACCCGCTGGCGCAACCGGTCCAACCGGTCCGCAGGGCCCGGCCGGGGTTGACGGCGCGCCGGGCGCTACCGGTGCGACCGGTCCGCAGGGCGTCAAGGGTGACAAGGGCGATACCGGTACCGCCGGTACGGCAGGCACCCCCGGAACGGCCGGGGCGCGCGGTTCGATGTGGTTTTCCGGCACCGGGGTCCCGTCCGGAACGTTGGTCGGTAGCGTCATCGGGGACTACTACCTCGCGTTGCCGAGCGGCCTTGTCTACAGCAAAACCCTGGCCACGACGTGGACGCCGTCCGGATCACTGGCACCGCCGCAAATGCTCACGACCGGCGCGGACACCGGCTCGGCTCAGAGCACGTCACGGCCAACGACGTTTACGAACGAAACGACATTTACACATAACACTATTGTCAGCGGTCCGCTGTACGCCGGTGACTTTATCCCGATCGGATTCGGCAAACGACCCGGCACCGTACTGCGAACCAATGCCATGACGGCACTGGCCGCATCGACATATCAGGCCGTGAGTTGGGTTGGCGTACAGAACGCCAACAATGCCGAACCTAATCCCGGTTGGGGCGGGGTCGGTAACCCCACCGTCTACACGATCCCCCGCACCGGCCGGTACTTGATGAGCGGGATCGTGATCTTCTCGAACACCGCGGGCGGATACCGACAGATGGTGATCCGTCGACTGTCGCCGAGCACCATCATTCTGGTGGCCAACGCGGTACCGGTCGTCGGCAACGTGCACAGCCTCGGGTTCACGGTGAGCGATTTCTGGCTGATCGAGGGTGAGCAGTACGTAGTCGAGGGGTACTCGACAGTGGCCTGCACCTTCGGCGGTACCGGCTCGACGTTGACCACGTGGGGTATCACCTACCTCGGCGACTCGACAGCGTGACGGAAAGGCGTTAACGACATGGCAACCGCGACAAGTACGTACCCGGTTAGCGTTGGTTCGCAATGGCTGCACGGATTTGACGCAACGATCACCGGCCCGGTCGGCGGGGTATACACGATCACCAGCGCCGCCGACGTCACCGACGCGCAGTTGCAGGAAGCCGTCGATCTGACCGCCAAGGAGATGAGCTACTCACAAAACGAGTTGGATCTACGCGCCAAAGCCGAACAGGGTTTGGCGTTGAACAAGGTCTTCCTCGGCTTGGCGAATCCGACGCAGGCGCAAGTGTTGGCGCAAGTACGGTTACTGACCCGTGAGGCCAACAATTTGATTCGTCTGCAGGTCAGTGCACTGGACAGCACGGACGACACGTGATGTTGTCGTGGGCGCGGTTCTACCTCGGATTTGTTGCGGCGCAGTCGTTTGCGTTCGCCTACATCTATGCATCCGGAACCGGCGAGCTGGACAAAGTCGCCTACAGCTCGATCAACGACCTTGTTCCCGCCTCAGTATTGATCGCGGCCTTCCTGATCGTCGGCGCGGTGTGCGCGCTGGCCGCGCTGGACGGTCACGAGCGGCTCGGACATTGGTCGCTGGTCGCATCCGCGGCGCTGTTGGGGTTTTGGGCGGGTGGCATGCTCGACGCCTACCTGGCCGGGCGGACGTCGATCGTGGGCGCGGCGCTGTTCGTCTCGCTGGCTGTCCGCGATGTGATCGTCACCCGCGCACCGTTCCGGGCCGTCACGCTGCCGGTCGAACGGTGATGCGTGAACAGCTCGGCGGCAACGACGCTGGCCGGATACACCACGCTCATCGTCGCGGTGTCCGGCGTTCTGGTCGCGCTGGTAGGCGCGTTCTTTACCCGCCTCGCCAACCGTGACGCCAACCAGCAACAGAATCGCGCCAACGCGCTCGCCGTCCGGGTCGAGGAACACGAGCTGTACCGCGACCTGGTCGCCGAGCTGCGCACCGAAGTTGAACGCGTCCGACTGGCCCGCGGGGCCGACCGGGTCGAATGCGAGGCCCGGCTCGACCGGCTACGTGCCGCGCTCGTCGAGCGCGGTATCGATCCCGAACGATTGTGAGGTGTCCTGTCATGGGCAAGCTCAGACAGTGGAATTTCCTTGAACCCGCCCGCGTCCGGGCGGTCTATACCGCGTTGGTCGCACTGGCAATCGCGTTGGGGATCACCATCCCGAGTCACGTCGATAACGTGATGACCGCGACCATCGGACTACTCGCGGTATTGATCCCGGTGCTACAGGGTGAGGTAACCCGCGCCGTGGTGACGCCGAGCCGGATCGCCACCGAAACCGTGGTCGACTACGTCGCCGAGGATGACGCCGAATCGGCCGCCGACCTCGATCCGGACGTGCTCGCCGCCGAGACCACCGACGCCGCCGACGCCGCCGCGCTCGGACAGCTCAACAATCACGAGGGCTGAGCCGTGGCCTCACTCAGCACGGCCTCGGCGACCGGGATCCTGCGCGACCTCGGCTTCCTGATCAGGTCCGGATCCAGCTACACGACCGCGGTCAAGGGATTCCAGTCCGGCTACGCGCTCGGTCCGGCGCTGCGCGTTGACGGCAAGGTCGGTCCGGCCACCTCGGCGGCGCTGATCAAATCGAACGCCGCCCGCAAAGCCGGGAAGGGCACCGCCTCGGCGTCGTTTTCGTTCCGCGAATTCCGGTGCAAGTGTGGCGGCAGCTACAGCAACTGCCGGGGTGTCTACGTGTTGCGATCGCTACTGCTGTCACTGGAGGCATACCGCAGGAAGGCCGGGCCAACCGTGATCGCGTCCGGCTACCGCTGTCCCTCGCACAACAAAAAGGTCGGCGGCGCGGTCAGCTCCCAGCACCAGTACGGCGCGGCCGCCGACGTCGGGTACAAGCTGACCACGACGCAGGTCCGGGCGATGAAACAGTTTGCCGGGATCGGACGTAGCGCCAGCTCGGGCATGGTCCGCCACATTGACCGCCGTGACGTGAGCGGACGCAACACAACCGGCGGCACGCCGGGCAAGCCGACGATTTGGAACTACGCCTAGGAACCGCTGTACGCCATTCTACGGCCCGTTGCGGGAACGGGTGGCCGTCCCTGTCACCCGAGCTTCCGCAACCTCTCAGCGGGCCGACGTGGCAACGCAGTGAGGTAGGAAACACAGCAGCGCCCGCCGGGATCCCGGCGGGCGCTTGCTTTGCTGTGCGGGTCAGCGCACGTACCCCTCCGGGGTCCAGTTGTTGAGCGCGTCCTGCGCGTCGCCAACGGCGAGCCACGCGCTCTCGGCGATGCCCTCGCCGGACGCCTCACGACGGTACAGCGCGTCGCGCGCCGCGTTGACGGCTGCCTGCGTGTTGAGGTTCTGCATGGGGTGCCTCCCGGCGGTTGTGCGAGCGGTGTTGCTCGCATACCCAATAACGGCCGGAATCCGCTCGGGCCGTAGTGATCCGGGTGTACATACACCCGTTCGGCTCAGCGATTCCCGGCTGCGACGAGTTTTTCCCGAACACCATCCCGTATGGCTCGGCGCTGCAGCGCTGCGCCGTCACGAGCTTCCACGTCGTGCCGATCGATCGAATCGGCGTCATCACACGCGGAGATCAGCTCGTCAAGCTGCGGCCGGGTCAGCTCGATTCGTCGGGTCATAGCGGCTGCAAATTCAGCTCGTGCCGCTCGGCGCAGTGCGTGCAGGTCGGCACGTTGCCGATGATCGGATGCCTGACCAGTCCGGCCGCCGGACGGACGCAGGCCGCAAACCACATGCACGGCAGCGCGTTGCTCATCGGTTCGCCGCCGTCCGCTTGACGTACCGGGCGAGAGCAGCGCGGATAACGTCGCTCACCGACTCGCCGCGCTCGGCGGCAGCAAGCTGCGCCGACGTCCACAACGCGTCATCGACCCGGATCGTGCGGTGCGGGGTCTTCGGTTGGTTTGCCATGTCATCCCCTTCCGGTCAGTGCGGTTTCGACGGACTGGGCGCGGTCGGCGAGGTACTGCAGTAGCGCGGTTTGCTGCTGCTGCTGGGATAGCTGCTCGCGCAGTACGGCCAGTAGTTCGTTCTCACGTCCGGCGGCCTCTTTCCCCAACCGCTTGGCTTGTGAGGTCTGCGCCATCTGCCACAGTGCCGATGAGTTTCCCATGATGCTGTCCCTTCAGTGCGGCGGGCCGGTCCCGCTCTCAACCGGAGTTAACGGCGGAACCGGCCCACGCTTGAGCGTCCCGAGTGTACATACACCCGATCGGCTCAGCGACCAAAGACAACGGGGACTTGACAGCGGTTTACGTCTCGGCGAGCTTGCGCAGTTCCACGATCTCGCAACGTACACATGGTGCCGCCGGGGCGCACCATTCGGCACAGTCGTAACACCACGCGCGGTACGTGCCGACGGTGCGGTGTTCGCCGCACTCGCGCGGTTCGAATCCTAGGAAGTTGCCGCGCTCATCGCGCAGCTCGTTCACGGGCCGACCCCCCGCGCAGTGATCCTCGTGTGCGGCGGCAGTTCGGCTATCGTGACCCTGACCGGGAGTTCGGGCCGCGGAACGATCATTTCCCATAGGTGCATGCCATCCCGGAACCCGTCATAGATGCACGAGATCGGCACCTCGGTCCCGTCCGCGTAGAAAAGCCGCACGTCTTCCGGCGGGATCGGCTCGCCGGTCATTGCGAGCTCAGCTCGACCCGGATCGTGCGGCCGCTCGCCGTGGTGATATCGAACCGCGGAGTCGGGTGTCGGTCGCGGTCGAAGGCGTCGGGCGCAAAGATGGGGATCGGTTCCCCCTCGCAGTCGAGCAAGTCGATCCGGTCAATGCGTACCGGACAGTCGACGCGGGTCAGGTGGCCGATCAGATGGCCGGTCAGGATCGCCAGTAGCGCAGTGGTTTCGCTGTCATGGCCGTTGGTGGTCACAGCGAGTCCACCACGTTGATGACACGCGTCGGCCGGTCACGTTGTCGCCAGTCGACCAGCGCGGCAACGGTGACGGTTGGCGCGACCAGCTCCCCCGCCGTGATCAGCTCGGCGAGCCGGATGCCGAAACGAAACGAAACGGCGTCCAGCGTCATCGGTCCCAACACCTCGTCAATGCAGCGGTCGCCGTCGGGTCGCTCGGCTTCGACTATCAGCACGTACATCGACCGCGGGTCCGGTGTGCCGGGCCACGGTTCGGCGCTTACGTCGGTATTACTCATCGCGGCTTGGCCCCCTCTCGCGCCGTTTGTTCGACGATGCGTGCAAGTGCCAAACTCGCGCGATCGACTGCGGCACGGGGTGTTGCGGGGAGTCCGGACAGGGTGAGGGTTGCCGCGCATGCGGTCAACAGTGCGTCGGCGCATGCTTCCTCCACATCGCAGAGCGCGGCCGCTGATCGGACGGCTTGCGCCGCCTCGTCATTGGTGGGGGTGCTGGTCACGACATCACCCCGATCAGCCGCAGGCCACCCTGACCCTGAAGGTTTCCGATCCGGTACGCGGCACTCACTTCCACCTCACCAACCGGGTTGTCGGGTATCGCGTATTCGATGTGTCCCTCGAACGAATCGCCGGCACTGACGCGTTCGGCCATGTCTTGCAGGACATCCGCCAGCTCGGCGCGCGTCATTCCGACCGGCCGCAGCCCGCTCATGACGCCGCCTTCCCGACCAGCGATACCGCGGCCTCCCGGTCGATCGCCTGATCACGTCCGGCCGCCGTGATGATGATCTTGCGGCTTGCGATGACCACAACGTGCACGTCGTTGCATTCGTGCACCATCGCCTCCACCAGGCTCGTGCTCGGTCGGGTCTGCGCCGGATGGTCGGCCACTTCGACCACCCGTACCGGGTCGAGGCGACGCTCGCCGATCCGTTCCAACGCGTGCGAGGTGAACCGCCAGTCCGTTCCCGGCATCCGCACCGCACCATCGGAGACGGTGCGGGTTCGCGTCCGCGTCCGCGAATGTTTGGCCTGACGACCCGACTTCACCAACGGCAGTAGGTGTTTGACGGCCCGGACCCAACAGGCGTGACACACCTCGCACTCGATCTCATTGCGGTCCAGCCGCAACCGTCGGGTCTCAACCCCGTCGGTCTCGATTTCGTCCAACTGGCAGAGATCGCAGACCAGCCGGACAACCTCGCGTTTCATTCGGGTAGCCGCACGTTCTGCGCCAGTGCGACCCGCTCGGCGACGATGCCGTGAGGGTCACCCGCCTCACGGGCCGCCACGAACAGCGCGGACACGTTCGGTTGGTTGTGGGTGTTCAGTGCGTGCACGCTGAGTGCGCCGTAGCCGGACTGGCCACACAGCGGGCAGGCGCGGCCGAAAATCTCCGGGAAACCGGCGTCGGTGAAACCGTGCAGCTTGCGGATGTGCACCCGCAGGGAACCGGAGTTCGTGTAGTCCAACGTGCAGAACAGGCACTGAAAACCCCGGCCGTCGTCGTCATCGTCCGGGAGCTTGCCGCGCCGTTGGGTTGTCAACAGGTTGTCCAGTTTCGACAGTCCCTGCACCTTGCGCGCGTCCGCCCTCGGGCGGAGCGTCTGCGGACGCTCCGCCCTACTGCCCAGCTCGTCAAGGATGTCAGCCAACGGTTCGAGGTACTGCTTGGCGTGCTGGTCGCACAGATCGATCTCACGCGGACCGTGACCGAGGTCGAGAGTGCGGGTCGATCCCGGTACCCGCTGATCGTCGCGCATGTCAACGTCACACCAGAGGACGATTTCGCGCGCCATTAGGAGGCCTCCTTGGCGGAGCGAACGGCGGTGAGGTCACCAACGGCGTGCATGCGTTCGGGCGGCGCGACGACCGGCCGATCGTCCGGCAGTTCGACTACCAGCTCCCCGGACTCAAGGTGTGCCGAAGGTTCATCGACCACGAGCCGCAACAGCGATTCAAGACGCAGCGCCGCCCGCTCGGACCGGTCAAAGTGGCCGGTGTCCTCGGGCTTGGCATAGCCGTCGATGTAGCTATAGCTGCCCTTCAGAACGAGGCCACCTGCACTCAGTGACTGCGTTCGTTCGGTGCTGCAGCGGGCACACCGAAGGATGCGCCGGTACTCGCGCTCCGCCGCGTTCCAGGAGGCGCGCCACGGTCGCCAGACGTGTCCGAGGTCGCGGCACTCAATAAAGGTTTGCGGTAGTGACTGAATCCAGTTGCCAACGGCGTCGCCGCGTCGTGCCGCTCTGCGTCGTGGTGTCTTCAACGATGCTCCCCGTGTCGGTAAGTCCACCGATGCCCATGTGCGCAGTAGTGCGCGCATGGGTGCAACGGTAGTCACAAGCGACGCGTGTTGGGGAGGTTTGCGCGGCTAGTCTTTGCGTGTCTTTTGCTCCGATCGTGCTTTACTCGTCGCGGACCCGTTCCGGACAGCCGTCGGGATGGGACTCAGCAACTGTGTCAAGTCCTCACGTCTGACACGCACCATCTTCGGTCCGAGTCGGTAGGACTCCAGACGTCCCGCAGCGATCCAACGGCGCACCGTTGCGTAATTCACGCCAAGAATCTCGGCGGCCTCCCGAAGCGTTGCGTATTCAAGTTCAACGTCCGGAACAGCCTCCGGTGACACCTCATGTCCTGCTGTCCTGCGATGCGCGTTTGTCACAGTGCTCCCCTATTTTGTGCCTCGGGCGGTGTGGTCACCCGGTGCTGGCGAGCGTACGCGCAAGAGGGCAGACACGTATGGACGTCGGCGCATGACGTGACTCGGTTTCGGGTCGCAAGTAACAGTCGCGTCACACCGTTGTCACAACCCTTGAATTGAGTGACAGTGCGGCATACCGCGCCGGTCCGGCAGAGGTGCTGCGCGTCCTGCCCCAGGACCCTACGGCGGGCCACTGACACCCCGGCCGGACGTCGAGTTGCGGCACCCTCAGCGAGCTGCGCACGCAGGATATCGCTGTGGCCCGTGCTCAGATATTGAGTCCTAAGTCAGAGTCGGGGTGCAGCGACTCGCCGTGTACACTCAATAAATGAGCACCTTGGCATACGCCTACTACCGCATCTCCCAGGATCGCACCGGGGAGCACCTCGGCGTCGATCGGCAGCAACCTGACGCCGATGCGCTACGTGAGCGACTCGGTATGGAGTGGATCGGCGATCCCTACATTGACAACGACCTGAGCGCAACGACAGGTAAGCGACGGCCTGCGTTCGAGCAGTTGCTGACCGATCTGCAGCGCAACCCGTTGCCGGTCATCATTTGGCACACTGACCGACTAATTCGGGGCAGTGATGACCTTGAGCGTGTAATTAAAACAGGGGTCAACGTGCATGCCGCGCACGTCGGGCACCTCGACCTGTCAACGCCAGCGGGCCGGGCCGTTGCCCGGACGGTCACCGCGTGGGCGCAGTACGAAGGCGAGCAGAAGGCATTACGTCAGGTCGCGGCAAATCAGCAAAAGGCTTCGCGTGGCAAGCCAACCTGGAGTCGGCGACCGTTCGGTTACAATATGGACGGCACATTGCATCCTATAGAGGCGCAGCTTGTGCGGGATGCGTTTAATGACGTTCTAGCAGGATCGTCGCTGCGGTCAGTTGTCCGCAGTTGGAATGACCAGGGCATCAGGACCACGCTTGACGGCGAGTGGGATCCGACCGGTTTGCGGTGGGTGTTGGCATCCCCGCGCAACGCGGGAATCGCGACCTATCGCGGTGAGGAAGTGGGGCCCGGCGACTGGGCTGTACTTGTGCCCGAGGAAACGTTTCGTGCCGTGTTGCGGTTGCTCGCGAATCCGGCCCGGCGTACCCAGGGCCAGGGCCGGGGTGGCCGCGCTCCGCTGCATTTGCTCGGCGGTATCGCAACGTGCGCCGAGTGTGATGGTCCGATGGGAGTGAATCGACGGAAGTCTACGAATGGTGACGGGTACTCAGTGCTGGTGTGTCGGGATGGTGGGTGCGCCAGCCTCCCCATGCTATTCGCCGATGACGTGGTTACAGCGGCGGTGATCGCACGACTCTCGGACCCCAGGGCCGCGACCCTTTGGGCCCCGGATGGGGATGGGATTGGGGACGCACGCGCCGAGGTGACTCGGCTACAGCAGGACCTTGATGAGTGGGCGGAGGATCGCGCCAGCGGGCTTGTCACGCGCGAGCAGATGCTGGCTGCGACCGCGACTCTTCGCCCGCGGCTCGCTTTCGCCGAGGAACGCTACGACCGTCTTGCGAACGGAACGCCGCTATACGGACTGGCGGTCACTGACGCGGGTGAGATCGCTACATGGTGGCACTCGCTCGACGTCGAGCGACGACGCGCCGTCGTCCGCTGGGTGTTGGAACGGGTCGCCGTACGTTCGCGCGGTAAGGGCCGGATGAAACCGAGGCTCGAACATTTGGAGATCATCGCCCGCGCAAAACCTCGTTGATTCCCTTGCACGCCAGTCGGTGCTCATGATTCGATGACGTAGCGCCGCGTTCGGGTGGAACCCTGACACCGATAACGCGGGGGAACGCCGTCCAAAGCAGGCTTAGGGCAACAGGCACCATCACGCGGAAGCCGGATCAGGGTAGGCGAGCCCGTTGGAGCCGGTGCATCCCACCTCGATTTGAGGGAGATGCTGCCCCGTGTCCACTGTGGAAATCTCGCAACCTCCTTCTGGTCGATGGTGGTGCCCCAGCCTCAGCGATGAGCAGTATCGGGCGGTGGCGGCTGCCGTGCAGGATGCACCACCCCTTGACGATGCCTCACACGCTGCGCTCAGAGCTATTATCCTGCGCTCGCAGCCACGGCGGGATGATGCCTGCGGGACAGGTAGTCGCGTAGCCTCGTGATCGAGCAGACACCCCGCCGGATCAAGTCCGGCGGGGTGTCGCTGTGTTCACGGCGCGAGTAGGGTCGAACGCAGCGCGGGTGTCATCCTCTCGTACGAAACGCCCGGACCGTTCGAACGATGACAGGAGAGCGGAGCCGCCGCCCCGAGGTCTGGCCCACCTTCTGCGCGGGGCGGAGCAGCACTAGTAAACGGGCCATCATAGATCGGCCGGTGAGTTGGGGATGCTGACGACGTCCAGATCCTGACCGTTGGCCCGGAACAGCGCCCGCAGATGTATGAACAGATCCGCAATCGCCTCGGTCGTGTCGTCGTATCCGTAGGTCTCGATCCCGCCGCGCTGGTGATCGGTGAGGAAGATGATTGCCCGCACGTCCTCGTTCCCGGCATCGCCCAGACATTCCGTCATCCGGGCCGCCAGCTCGGTCAGTCGGTCGTGCGGCTCGTCGGACACGATCGCATCGCTCATGGTCCCGGCTCCCCCCGACATGGCTGGCCGAGTAGGTCGTCGCTGTAGCCGCGTTCGCAGATGTAGCAACCAACCAGCGGTACGTGCGCGAGCTGTTCCGCACCAAGTACCATCTCCCAATCACGTAGCGGCGGGGTGACGTGGAACATAACGTTAGCGAGCCAGAAGTGCCGGTGTGACCGCCTCGCCTGCTCGTAACGCTGTTCGAAATCGGTCACGATCTCCCGTTGTCGTTCCGCGCTGATAGCCACCCTGACCACTAGAACCAAATCCATTCGGTCTTGACCCAGTTGTGTTGGTCCGGCTGCAGCATAAGGAAAGTGGCGTACGCGCTCGCCTTGCCCGCAATGTCGCACAGTAGCTGCGTTCGCTCGGTCCCGTCGGCCGCGCCCCATTCCTCGGAGGTCACCCACCAGCGGCGAGTCAGCTCCTCGATCGGGGTACCGGGCAGAACCCCGGCGACCACATCGCATCCGATTCGAGCCGTACCCAAGTCTTCGGCCATCATGTCCCGTTCTGTTGGAAGTTGTTGTGGCGCAGCGCCGCTAGCCGGACACACACCCGACTAGCGGCGCTGCCGTGTGCCCCGATCACGCCAACCCATTTGACGATCGGGACGGGTCCGGGGAAAGGGCCTTAACCCCGGACGGACTGTTGAGCACGTCGAGGACGTGCATGCTTCCCGCGGCGCGAGCTGCCGCCGCCACGGCGTACGGGCCGGAATGCCAACCGCACGAACACGGTAGGCACCATTCGCCGTCGATCAGGTCCGGCTCGTCAAGCAGGTGCTCGGGTCGGGTCACGTCGTCACCCGGAGCACTTCGGCGACGCACCGCTCATGTCCGGTCAGTGCATCGGCGCGATTGCTGTAGCACACCCGGTACGGCTCGGTCGCCGAGTTGGCCGGGATCACCATCGTTTCGAACAGTATCGGCGGCTCGTCGTCGTCCGGCTGTTGGTTCATACCGAAAAAGACAGTGGAGACAACGGTTTCGTTGTCCAGTCGGGTGACCGCGACCCGGCGCGGATCGTTGCCGCTGAAGAATCCTTGCTCGAACCATTTTGCCCAGACCAGAACCCCGACCGGGCCGACCACGTTGCCGTCATCGTCAAGCATGTACAGCTCGCCAATACTCACTCGGTCACCTCTTGCTCACCGGGCCATCCGAAACAGTCGCACAGATCGCTTGCGCGGCAACGTTTGATCGACATGCCGGACGCCGGACACATCCCGGCGGCGACGCGCTCCGCGACGTATTGGTTGTACTCGTCGGCGCGGTTAACGTCCTGCTGGTCGGCGCTCACGGGGTCCCCTTTGGTATCGGGGGCCAGTCATCGACCGGCTCGCGCATCGCGCCGACAAAGGCCTCCGGGTTGAACCCGCAGCCCGGACAGTCCCGCTCCCAGACTGTCGGCCCGGAGCAGACCGGGCAGGCAATGCCGATCACGATAGCTTCCTTGCCGGGATGGCCAGATGGGGCAACGGGATCGGCGCGACATGTTCCCAGAGGGGGACGTCGGGGCCGGGTGGGCGGAGCAGGCCACCGCAGACCCGGCAACGTACCGGCCGGGTGCGCCGTCGTGACACGGTCAGCGCCTTCACGACGGCCCCCAAGGACGTCGTGAAACCAGCGGGATGACGTGTCGTCGGCGATCCGCTTGCCACATCAGGGCTTCCCGGCCATCGAAGATATCGCCGCACCGCAGCTCGGCGATGGGGCCGGGCAAGCCGAGGTGCTCGACCCGGTACGAAATGGCCCCGGTCGAGCAGATCAGTAGCTCCGCCAGCTCGTGCCGTCCGACCAGCATCGGACGGACCATGTCGGCCCGTTCGGTGCGGTGACGTCCGGCCCGATCGTGAATCGCGTTCACACAAGCAATCAGCTCGGGCGTGCAGCATGCGCCCGCTCTCACGTAGGCGTCACCGTTGACGGCAACGACTTCGACTGTCTGCCTTTCAGTTAGAACGATCATGCGTCTACCAGCTCCCCCGGTGCATAGGTTAAGCGCGCCGATCGGGTCAAACTACGCCGATCGTGTCCGACGTCGCAAGGTGCGTGCGTCTACGTGTGTCGACACGTGCCGACGACCCGCGACACGCCCGAGATCACATCCGGGAAGGAGAAATTCTTATCCGGCGCGGCGAATGACCGACAGACGGCCGGATCGTTTCCCGAGGTCAACCCGCGTTCACAGTGTCGGACATTCGTCGGCACCGATAACCGCGCCGATGACCCCCGTTGACCGGTTGGGCGGCGGCGGAGAAGTGTTGCCCGCACCGCAGCCGGGCCGTCTCGTGACGGACACCGGCCCGACTGCGGGACAACGTTTTCCAGCCAATCAACCTCCCCCCAACGGAAGGGCGATGCGTCATGCCAACAGACCCGGAACCGGACGCCGCCGGGCCGATCGCGGCGTCGGTGGCGAACCGCCCCGACGGGGTCGAGCCGGATGCTCTGGCCGACGTCGAGAGCACCGCCCGCGACGTCCGGCGACTGTCCCCGGAGTCCGCCGCCGCCGTTCTGCGGGTCTCAACCCGCACCCTTGAGCGGTATAAGCACGACGGGTTGATCGAATACCGGCTCGACGGCAATCGGGTGTCGTACACCCATGAGGCACTTGTCCGGTTTATGCAAAGTCGCCGCCAGCGCGCTTCCGGGGAATGGTCGCGGTGAGCGGGCTGTTCAGCTCGGCGCTGATGTACGCCGAATTACATTGCGAACGGCTCGACCTGCACCCGTTCGCGGTGGCGCTGTCCCGTCAAACGGACACGATCTATGTGCACATCACGCTCACCCGCGAACTGGACGCCGCCCGGCTCGCCGAGGCGCTCGGGCTGGACGAGTTGGGCGCGGCCGATCGCGTCCACCTGGCCATTGGGCCGGACGATCTGGACCCGGTTGGACCGTTCGCCGGTGACGTCGAGGTCAACGGCCAGCGGGTGTCGTACGTGGTCGCGGTGGCCACCCAAATGATGCGGGCGTACTGAGATGGCCGCCGAACCGAGCCGGTGCACGGCCACCAAACACCTGATGGACGCCGCCGAGGCGCAGCGGGAACACGAGCAGGCCACCCCGGCCGAGGTGGTGCGCTATGCGTTGGACGACGTGCAGTACGCACTGGACGCGTCAATGGCCGAATCGCTGGTCGATATCGGCCGCAAGCTCGGACGACTGACCGAGCTGCTGGAACGGTTCGGCCGGTCATTCGGCGCAATCGCCGACGAGCTGCACGAGGCGAATCGGATGCGGCGATGACGACCCGGCGACGGGTCGACGGTGACGAGATGGGCACCCCGCCGATGTTCGCCGAGCCGGAACGCGTTGCCCGACAACGCAAGCGAGCGGCACGGCCGTTCACCTTCGGGAGCTGTCCCTACTGCCACAACGGCAAAGTCGGGTTGGTGCTGCTCGGCGGACACCTCGTGTGGCGCGAGCACACCTATCGAACGTGGTCCGGCGCGCCGGTCCAGTGCGCCACATCGGGTGTTCGGTTGTGCGATGTTCCGGCGCGCACTCAGGAATACGTCGACGCACCGCTATGCCGGTGCGGGAAGCGAGTTGACGTCACATGAGCGCAAACCCTTACGACACCAACGGTATTGACGTACAGGCATTGGCCGCGCGGCACCTCGATCTCAAGGCGCAGATCGAGGACCTGAAAGCCGAGAAGACGCAGATAGAGGCATTGTTGCGCAGCGTGCTCGACCTCGGGACGCACGTCGCCGGGCCGGTTCGCATTCTGATCGGCGAGCCGTATCGCCGATTCGATGCGGCCTACGCGGCGCGGATCATCCCCGCCGAGCTATTGCCAAAGGTGAGTCGGCTCGTGGTCGACGCCAAGTTGGCCGAGCGTGAGCTGAGTGGCGCACTGTTCCTGGCCTGTAAGGTTCCGGCCGCCGGTGCCCAACGTCGGGTACTGGTTTCGGCGGTCGAGTCATGAGCGGCGCGGCGCGGGCGACCGACCCGGAAACCTCGCACGAGGCGGCGCGCAGTCTGCACGATCTGCCGACCCGGCGACGCGCGGTGCTGGCCGTGATCCGGCGATGGGGTCCGATGACGGACGCGCTGTTGGTCGAGACCTATGACGCCGAGCTGGACGCCGGGACGCTACTGCCACCGCAGTCACACAGCGGGATCCGGACCCGGCGCAGTGAGCTGGTGAGATCCGGCGACGTCATCGACTCCGGGTTCCGCTGGAAGCTGCCGAGCGGTCGACACGCGATCGTCTGGCGGTCCAAGCAATGAGTCGCCGGACGCCGTCGCCAATTGACCGGGTGATGCTCACCGTGCCATGCCCGTACTGCAATGCCGCAGTCGGGGATTGGTGCGGGATCTACGCCAGTGCCGGGTATCACTGGCCGACCGAGGTCCTGCACTTGGCCCGATGGTGGGCGGTGCCGATCGAGCTGCGCGAGACGTTGCGCGACAATGGCGGGGCGACGACCGGCGAGGCAACGCCGTGAGCCGCCACTTCACAACGGATATCGAGCATTTGGTGCTCGGCTACGCCTGTCCCTTCTGTGGTGCACCGGTCGGCAAGTGGTGCCGGATCAACCGATATACCGACACCTTTGCCGACAAACTGCACCGGGCCCGCGCCCGCGACAGTTCGCCGGGACGAGCGCGGCGGGGCAAGCCGTGAGCCGCCGTCCGCTGGCATCCTTCGACCGGCTGCCGACCATCGACCGCCAGCTCGGCGGCTCGCCGCAACTGCACGCCGAGGAACTGCGGCACGTCATCACGACCGCCATCAACGCGCACCCCCGGTCACAGCAACAAGAGATCGGACCGAGCGAAATCGGCACCCCGTGCACGCTGCGGCTCGGTTACAAGCTGGCCGGGAACCCCCCCACAAATGTGAGCGGACTGGCGGCCGACGGCTGGAAGGCCACCGTGGGGACGGCGGTGCACGCCTGGCTGGCCGACGTGTTCGTTGCCGCCAACCGCAGCATTGACCCGGCGCGGTGGATTGTCGAGGCGCGGGTCAACATCGGTGAGATTGACGACGGCAGCGACGACCCGGACGTGATGGGCGGATCCTGCGACGTGTTCGACCGGGTGACCTGCCGGGTGACGGACTGGAAGCTGACCGGACTCAACAAAATCAAGGCGTACCGGGCCAACGGGCCGGGTGAGCAATACCGGGTGCAGGCGCACAGCTACGGCCTCGGGTTTGCTCAGCGCGGCGAGCCGGTCGCGGCGGTCGGGATCATGTTCCTACCCCGTGACGGCCTACTGGCGCAGTCCTATTACTGGTCCGAACCCTATGACGCCGAGGTGGCCCGTGCGGCGTTGCGCCGGGCGTCCGGGGTGGCCACGCTGCTCCGACTGGTCGACCCGGCAACGGTGCTGCGCGGACTGCCGCGGGCCCCCGCCTACTGCACGTACTGCCCGTGGTACCGGCCCGGCGCGGCTGACCCCGCTGTCTGCTGCCCCGGCGCACAGACCTACTAGCGCAAACAAATCTCGAGAGGAAAGCATCATGACGTACGCACCGCAGGGACCCCCGCCGACCCCGAATGACGTGCTCTTCGGCAGCTCGGTCAAGGCCGCGCAGCTCGACGTCGGGGTCGAGGTGGGCGGGCCGATCGTCGGCAACGGAACCCATCCGGTCCGCGAGTACGACCCGCTCAACCCCGGCCGCGGACCCATCAAGACCTACCCGAACAGCGGCGACCCGATCTTCGGGGTGCACATCGATATCCAAACCCCGCTACGGGAGGAACCGACCGACGATGGAGTTCGGCGGATCTACGTGGATTCGGCGCGGTTCAAGGAGGCGGTGCGGGACGCCATCCGGGCCGGGGGTGCGCAGGGGATCGAGCCCGGCGCGGCGATCTACTGTGTGAAAACCGGCAAGGAACCGACCGGGGTCGGCACGACCGAGGCGAACACCTACGCGGTGCGCTACGTGAGCGCGGCGAACGCCCAGCTCGGTACGCAACAGCAGCAACCGCAATCGCAGCCGGTCCAGCAACCGGTTCAGCAGCAGCAACCGCAGTATGCACCGCAGCAACCCCAACAGCCGCAATACCAGCAGCCCTATTACGGGGCTCCGCAGCAGCAGCAACCGCAGCAGCAATACCAGCCGGGCCAGTACCCGCCGCAAACCCAGACGCAGTGGCCGCCGCAGCAACAGGGACCCGGCCCCGCGTTTGTGCAGGCCCCTACACAGCAGCAACAGCCGGGCGGGATGGCTGAATTCGCGCCGCAGAACGGTGCCCCGCAACAGGTATCGCAAGCCGGTGCCCAGGTCGCGGCGCAGTTGGCCGGACAGCAGTACACGCCGGAACAGTTGGCCGCTGCCCGCGCGGCCGGGGCGACGCTGCCGGGAGTGCCGTCGTGAGCGGGGACGTAGGCAGCGAGGAGAAATGCCGCACCTGCAGCGAGGGCCGCTGTTGCCCGACTCACGGTCACGTTATCCCGCACGTCGGGTGTCCGCTCCGATGAGCGTCCGGGTTTGACCCAACGACCCGGCGGTCGTTGGTGGCGGGGTGAGAGAGAACCGTCGCCAACGGTCGTCGCCGGGATCGCGGTCGCAATGCTCGCGATCGGCATTGGGCTCGCGTACGCGATCACGTGGGATCTGTTGCACCACTAAGGAAAGGGGACGCCAGCATGGCTAACGTTGAGCGCGATGCCGAATGGGTTCGAATACAGACCGAACTGATTGAGCATGTGGGCAAGTACACGGTCGAAGCTGCGGAGTTGATCGACGCCGCGTGCAAGCGCGATTTTCCGACGATGACCCCACTGCACCGGATGGCGGTGTGCGCCGTGGTCGGCAAGTGGCTCAGTCACGACTCGCAGAAGGCTCACGACCACTACAGCGCGCTGCAGTCCTAACCGAAAGGTGGTGTGGCACATGACCGCGATCGATGCAACACCGCTCGTTCATCCCGTCGCCGAGCTGTTCCCGATGCTCGCCGACGATGAGCTGGCTGCACTCGCCGCCGACATCGCCGAGCACGGACTTATTCAACCGATCACCCTTGACCCTGAGGGGCGGATTCTCGACGGTCGCAACCGATGGGCGGCATGCGGAATGGCCGGAGTTGAGCCGCGCACCGTGACCTATGACGGCGACGACCCGATCGGATATGCCGTGTCGGCGAACTTGAAACGGCGACACTTAACGCCGGGGCAGCGGGACATGCTCGCCGTACGAATCTTGCCGATGTTCGAGGAGCAGGCTGCACAACGTGTAGGTGGACGGCCAGCGAAGGGCAAGGAACCTAGCGCCGATCGGCGCTTGGTTTCCGGCAAGGCTGCGACGCAAGCGGCGCGTGCGGTGGGCTCGTCCACACGTTCCGTCGAGCGTGCAAAGCGGGTCAAGGAGCAAGCGCCGGATCTCGCCGACGAGGTCGAGACGGCCAAGATCACCCTCGATCGCGCCGAACGGACGTTGCGGGATCGACAAGCCGAGGAACGCCGGGCCGAACAGGCCCGCGAGGACGAACAGCAGCGCGAAACACCGCTACGGATCGACGTCCGACTCGGCGACTTCCGCGAGGTGCTGGCCGACGTGCGCGACGTCGACGCCGTCATTACCGATCCGCCGTATGCGCGTGAATGGTTACCGCTGCTTGACGATCTGGCCAGTTGGTCGGACCGGGTGCTCGCGCCCGATGGGGTATTGGCCGTGCTGTTCGGACAGGCGCACCTACCCGAGGTCTATCGACGGCTCGACGGCGGTCGTCCGTACCGCTGGACGCTCGCCTACATCACCCCCGGCCGCTCGCTGGTCGTGCACCACGCGAGGGCGTCAACGAACTGGAAACCCGTACTGCTTTACGGCAATGGGCCACGCATTCGGGACACGATCACGGCGCAGGACACGATCGGTGCGGCGCAGGCGCATCACGAATGGGGCCAGGATCTCGACGGATTCCGCGAGCTGGTGCGGCAGCTCGTTCGGCCCGGCATGACGGTCGCCGACCCGTTCACCGGTGCGGGCACGACACTGATCGCGGCGCGCGAGCACGGGTGTCACGTGGTCGGTGCCGAGATTGATCCCGATCACTACGCAACGACGTTGCGGCGGTTGACGTGAACCGGGAACGCAGCGGAGAACGTGATCTTGCCTTCAGTGCATGGCATCGCGGCCGATTCGATGACTCCGCCGTCGGACTTGACATTGACTTTTGCGGGATGTGCCCCTGCCGCACGCCGCTGTACCTACTGGAAACGACCCGCGGCGCAGCGAAGGCGACCAGTTGGACCGAGGCGATTGCGGCTCGGCTCGGCGTGCCTGCGTTCGCCGTGTACTACACGACCACGCCGGAACAACTGTGCATCACCTGCAAACGACCCGCGCCGGTCGAGTTGCTGACATTGCAGGCCTTTCAGGTCTACCAGCAACCTCGGCATTGCGTCGGCGATGCCGACGCGTTCGCTGCCGTGTTGCTGCAGTTGCGCGCAGAACACAACGTCCGGGCGCATGATCGCCGAGCGGGGTGATCCCCTGTGTCGCAACGCAACTGGGAAACCATCTGGTTAATCGTGATACTCGTCGGCTGCCTTCTGCTGCTGGTCTGGACATGAGCAGCGAACCGGCCCCGCGCCCGGCCGGGCCGTACGTCGAGGCCGCACTGGCACTGTGGCAAGCCGGGTGGGTGGGCGTGCTGCCGCTACCCGAGCGGTCGAAAACCCCACCGCCGGAAGGGTTTACCGGGGCGGGCGGGGTCTACCCATCACGGGCCGACGTCCAGTCATGGGTTGACGATGGTCGGCCCGGCGCGAATGTGGCGATCCGGTTGCCGGGCACCGTGATCGGGATCGACGTCGATGCCTACGCCAACAAACTCGGCGGCACCACACACAAGCTGGCCGTCGAAAAGTACGGGCCGCTGCCGCCGACGTGGCGCTCAACCTCGCGCGAGCAAAGCGTGTCCGGCATTTACCTGTACACGGTGCCGGACGGTCTGGCCTGGCCCGGCGAGCTGGGTCGCGACGTCGAAATCATCCAACACCGGCACCGGTACATGGTTGCGCCACCGTCGGTACACCCGTCCGGCGCGCGCTATCGGTGGATCCGGCCGGACGGTGCAACGTCGCTAACCCCGCCGCGTCCGGCCGAGCTGGCGGCTCTGCCGGGCGCGTGGGTCGAGGCGCTCGGCGTGCAGGGGGTCCGGGGCGGGACCGTGCGGACCGAGCTGGACGACGCGGCGGTCGGCGCGTGGCTGGACGCGGTGACGGCCGGACGCGGGGATGGACTGTGTCGGGCCACCCGCGACGCGCTCGGCACCGCGGTCGGGGAACTGGACGGTGCCCGGCATCCGGCGGCGCTGCGCGGTTGCCTGCGGTTGGTCCGGCTCGCCGCCGAGGGTCACACCGGGGCAGCGGACGCGTTGAACGCGGTGCGGGCGGCGTTCCTGACCGCGTGCGCCGACCCGTCCCGCGGTACCGTCCGGCCGCCGGGCCACGCCGAACACGAGTTTGCGGTGATGCTGCGCGGCGCTATCGAGGTGGTCGCCGGAACACCGACTGCGCCGCTGGACCCATGCATTTACCCGCTGGCCGGGATACTGGACCCCGGTCCGACCACGAACGAGCTGCGGGCCGACGCCGCCCGGCAGGACGTGCCGCCGCCGCCGCGTGAATGGCCGCCTGCCGCCCCGGCCGGGGTCCCGGCTGCCGCTGTGTCACCGGAGCCGGTTGCGGACGCTGGCGAGGCGTACAGCCGTTGGTACGCCGGTGCGGTGGCGCAGCAGGCTGAGCGGCTGCGGATCGGACACGACGCCCGCGAGGTGGTCGAGGCGGAGCGGGCGGCCGCGAGCTGGCAGGCACCGGACGGAATGCGACTGGACGAGCTGTTGGCGCTGCCGCGCGAGGTCGAGCCGTACACGATCGAGCGGCTGCTACCGGCCGACGGCAACGTTGTGGTGACGGCGCAGTACAAGGCCGGTAAGACAACGTTGGTGGCGAACCTGGCCCGGTCGCTGGTCGACGGGGTGCCGTTCCTCGGCGCGTTCGCGGTCAACGCCCGGCGGCGGGTGGCGCTGTGGAATTTCGAGGTGGGACGCGGGCAATTCGCGGCGTGGCTGGCCGACCTCGGCATTGTCGAGCCCGGCGCGGTGTGGGTGGAAAATCTGCGCGGGCTGACCATGCCATTAACGAGTCCGCTGGCCCGGCAGTACGCGATCGACTCGCTGTTGGCGCACGGAACCGAGGTGTGGATTGTCGACCCGTTCGCCCGTTCCTACACCGGCGAATCGGAGAATGACAATAGCGCCGTCGCCCGCTACCTCGATCAATTGGACGACGTGAAAGCGGCGGCCGGGGTACGGGAATTAGTTGTCGTCGCCCATACCGGCCGGGCCGATCAGAGCGCCGGGGCGGAGCGGGCCCGCGGCGCGACCCGGCTGGACGACTGGCCCGACGTCCGCTGGCTACTGGTGCGCGATCACGAGAGCGGGTTGCGCTACTTCCGGGCCGACGGGCGCGACGTCGAGGTTGGCGAGGGCCAGCTCAGTTACGACGGGAACCGGCGGCTCAGTTTCGATGCCGCCACGAACCGGCGCACCGACTCAACCGGCGAGCTGCAGCGCACCATCCTGCACGCGATCGACACGACGCCGGGCATCGGATCGCGGGCACTGCGGGCGTTCTGTCGGGAGGCGCTCGGGTCGGCATCGTCACAGCGCGTAACCGATGCGATTGCCGCGCTTGAGTCACAGGGAATGGTCCGGACCGAGCAGAAGGCTGCCAACGCGACGGTTGAACACTACCTCGGCGGAAGGGTGCAAAACGGATGAAAAAGGACCGCGTGCTGTCCGGTGTGCCGCAGCGGCACCTGGTGTGCCGTCGGCACCCCTTTAGGGGGGCCGGCACACCACCCCCCGACACCCTGCACGGTGCCGGGGGGCACGGCACACCGGAACCAATGCCATGACTGATTGGCAGCAAGTCCAGCGGATCCGATACGCGGCCGGACAGATCGATGAGACCGGAACCGGCCGCCGGGCACACGCTATCTACTGTCCGCAATGTCACGCGCTGTGTATTGCCGGGCTGGACGCGGACCGGTGCGCGATCAGCGTCCGGTGCGACCCGGTACCGGTGCCGGACCCGGCCGGGGAGCTGGCGGCGCTGCTGGCCGGACGCCGGACCTACCGACTGAGCTGGGTCGGACGGTACGAGCTGGACCCACGGACGCCGGTCGAGATCGAAACCGAACATCCCGGTGACCCGCTGAACGGCGGGGTGGTCGAGGTGCTGGTGCAGCACCGCTGCGGCCTCCCCACGCCGGGCGTACCGGGCCATTGGGAGCCGCGCAATCGGCACGCCGGACCGCCGGTCGGGCCGGACGACGATCCGCCCTTCTGAGAGGAAACGACGATGAATAAAAGTGGTGCCATTGGTACCCGATTCACCAGCGACATTATCCGCTTCCTGCGCGGCAATGGCTTTATCAATGCCGAGTTGCGCAATCAGGCCGGACGGTACGACCTTGGCGACATTGTCGGGATTCCGGGGGTCGTCATCGAATGCAAGGGCGGCCGGGCCGCCGAGGTGCACGGTGCACAGCAGCGGGCCGCGTGGCTCGCCGAGACCGAAACCGAGCGCCGGAATGCGAACGCCGAAATCGGTCTGCTCGTCTGCAAACGGAAGGGCGTCGGTTCGATGCGGGTCGGAACGCACGATGCGTTCCTGCCGTTGTGGGCGCTGTTCGTCCTGACGAACGCTCCGCTGACAAAGATCGATGCCCAAATGCGCTTAATCCCGATGCGGACGTCGCTGGCCGACGCGGTGCGGTTGCTGCGCACGTGCGGCTACGGCGACCCGCTCAATTTCGCCGAGGTCGGCGACGGGTTCGGATTCGGTGCGCCGTGAGCGCCGCGACGATCCCGCTGGTATCGCAACCGTGCGCGGCGTCCGGCTGCCGTCACAGCTCCCGGCCGGGCGAGGCGATCTGCGACCGCTGCAGCGTGCACGGACGACGCAGTGTGCAGCTCCTGACCGGACGTTGGTTGCAGTTGCGGGCCGCGCTCGTGCCGGGCCGCAAGCCGTCCGGCGGTCGGATATCGCGGGCGCGGATCGGTTCCCGGCCGCCGGTCAGTGCCGGTGCGATGGATGCACTGGAGATCGTCGAACGGCTGTTGCTGGACACTGACCGCAGCGTTCGTGCCGTGCTCGATCTCCCGGCGCGCAGCTACGTTGGCGTGCGGGCCGTGGTCAACGTGGTGCGGTGCTCGACGCTGATCGTGGCGCAGTGGGACCGGGTGACGCCGCTGGCGATGGCCGGACCGTTGGTGGACGATTTCGACAAGTGCCGGGCCAGGGTCGATCGGGTGCTCGGGCTGGTCGAGCTGGTGCACCGACTGCCGTTGCCGTGTCCGCAATGCGACGCCATCACGCTCGTGCGCTACGACGGCGATGCCTACGTGAGGTGCCTTGGCTGCGGGTCGAGCTGGTCGGAAGCCGAGTACCAACACCTCGTGCTGGTGCTGGTCGATGAGCAGCGCAACCGTGAGGCGCGTCGGACAGCGCGTCAGTGAACCCGCGCCAGCTCGTTACAGCCCGGCAGGCCGCAATCGTGCTCAATGTGCCGGTCGGGACGGTGCGCTCGTGGCACGAACGGGGACTACTCGTGTCGGACAGAAAAGGCCCCGGTCGCGGACGTCCGAACCTGTATCACCTCGGCGACGTGCTGGCGGCCGAAAGGCTTGCCAGGCAATCCGATCCGACCCGCCGCCGGACAACGGCACTTGTGCGCCGGGCCGCTCGTGAGGCAGAGTAATTTCCATCCTGGCTTTCGTGCGTCCCTGGCACGCCATTCACGGTCGGGATTCCGGCATCGCCCCGGCAATCATCGTCAGATCGCCAGCTCCCCAAGGCACGCGACAGCTCGACGTGAACCGCCGGGGCGATGCCATACCCCAAAACAGAATCCCGTTGCGAGAGTAGGCATTCGCTATGGTCGATACCGGCGGCGAGGTCCGCAATCCGGCGGGAACCGAACAGCTCGTGCGGTATTGGACGATCGGGCCGGGCGCGGCAAAGATCCGTTGGGGCAGTTCCGGCGACTTCGATCGCTGCGTCAATCAACTGTCCAAATACGTTGGCCCCGAGATCGTCAAGGGACTGTGCAGCAACCTTCACCAACGCGCCACTGGCGCGCGACCCGGCAAGGCACCCGGCGAAAGGACAGGCGGTTAGCGATGGCCAGCACCAGCGACCCGGCGACGTGGCGCAGCGATTCGGGCGAACCCATTCCCGAGGGCGAGCCGCTGACGCCTGCCCCGGCGGAAGCGCCATCACCGACCCCGGCCGCCGATATCGACCCCGATCGCGAGTACAGCTCGACCATCACCAGCGAGGTCGGCCCGGAAGGCGAACCGGTTGGCGATATCCCGGAGGGCTCGCGTTACCACACCGAAATTGCCGACACCTCCGAGAGCACGCACGGCGCAAGCGACACCGCGCCCGTGGTCGATGACGTGCCGCAGGCCTACGGCTGGTCGAGCGCATCCCAGACCGAGGGCACCGATCCGGAGACCGAGACCAGCGGCGAGCCGATCCTGGCCGACCCAATGGCCGAACCGGCGAAGGCCGAACCCGAGCGCGAATCCGGCAAGGAAAAGTCGCGATCCACGGCGACCGGCAAGCGCGCCACACCCCGCAGGCGCTGAGCGGCGTTCTGCGGGACTGAGGGTGGCCACGATGGCTCAGGGGACGCCGGGGACGGCGTTCGTCCCGCAGGCAGGCGTACAGCGGCCCCAACGACGGGCACCGCGCCAACAGCGTCAGGGCCGACCGTGGCGGCGTATGCAACGCCGGGTGATCCGGGAAAATGATCTTTGTTGGATCTGTGGACAACCCGTGAATAAGGCCG